GGATTTGCTGAGTGATGCGAGCCGGATGGTATGGAAGGCGGAGCATGAGCGCAGCAAACGGATTGCGGTGGCGAATGATCTGAAGGATCTGGCTGCGGATGAGAATGTATGGATGGTGGCTACGTATCAGGCGACTATTGAGAACCGGGAGTGGCTGAATGATGAGGGAAATGTGCTGACGGAGTATAATTGCTCGGAGGCGAAGGGGCTGGCCCGGCCTTGTACGCACTTGATCTCGCTGAATCAGAGTGCTGCGGAGCGTCAGGAGGATACGATGCGTATTCATGTGGCTAAGTCTCGTTTTTTCCGGAAGGGGGATACGTTTAAGATTGCTACGGATTATGATAATGAGGTGTTTTACGATGCGGATCGGTCGCTTAATCTGAAGAGGTAGTATGGATGTGTCGAGGCAGGAAAGGGAGTTCCTGATCGGTGAGATTGGTCGGGAACTGGGTGCTAAGCGGGATGGTGGTGGAAAGAATTTGATTGCTGATTGTCCGCATTGTGGGAAGTCGGGAAAGTTCGGGGTGTATATCGGGAAGGAGACGGAGCGGAAGCGGCCTTTTATGTCGCATTGTTTTTCGTGCGGGGGGACTACCACAACGCTGGATCAGTTGCTAACGCTCCTGGGGCGGGAGGATTTGATGATCTCCCGGACGGCTGATCTGAGTGCAGGGTTGGATTTGAGTGTGATGTTTCCGCTGGCTGTGGAGGAAGAGGTGGATGATGAATTGGTGAGTGTGGGCTTGCCGGACTTTTACAGGCGGTGTTTTACGCATCCTTATCTCAGGGGCCGGGGATTTACGTATGATGATTATGATTTCTTTCCGGTGGGTACTACCCGGGGGCTTAATTTCCGATATGATGATTATGTGATCTTTCCGGTGATGGACGAGGGGGATGTGGTTGGGTATGTGGCCCGGCATACGTGGTCGAAAGAGGAGATTGACAGGTATAACCGCAGGGCTAAGATCACGGGGGAATATCGGATACTGAGGTTCCGGAATTCGACGGAGAATGATTTTGTGAAGTTGCTGTATAATTATGATGCGGTGATAGAGGATGTGACGGACACAGTGATCCTGGTGGAGGGGATTTTTGATGTGATTGCTTTGACACGGAAACTGGATTTATACGATAACGAGCGGTTCGTGGCGGTGGCAACGTTTGGAAAGAAGATTTCCCGGACGCAGATTTATAAGTTGCAGGCAAAGGGTGTGCGGACGGTGGTAATTGGGTATGATGGGGATGCGGTGGAGGCGATCAAGAGGATAGCGATGGAACTGGCTCTGTTTTTTGAGGTGTTTGTAGCGGATATTCCGGATGCTTCGAAGGATTGGGAGGATTTGAGTTACAGGGAGATTTATGAGGTGTTTGCGTATGGGTTGCGAACACCGATTGAGTATAAAATTGGAAAATTACAGGAGGTATGACAGAATTGGTGGAATGGCTAAGGGCCAATAAGATTTCGTTTGAGGTGATAGACAGTGAGGTGATTGAGGTGGAGGATTTTGGAAGAATGTTTTTTGCGGATCTCTCGGGGGTAAAGTCTGTTTTTCGCAGCGGAAGGGAGAAGGTGGAGTTTAACCTGATGGAGGATGCGGGAGTGTTGATGGAGGAAGGGATTTATTATGTGGTGTTCCTCTTTGGAAGGAACTGGTATTATTATGATCTGCGGGAGGAGTTTGAGTTCCGGCCTTTAAAGTATATCGGCAGGAAGCAGCGGGTGCAAAGGGATGTGCCGTTTGTAAATCTGGGGGTGCATACGGGCTTTGAACTTCTCAATGGTTCGGGGGATGTGAAGGATTGGGTAAGGAAGGCGAAGTATTTGGGGCACCGGGCGCTGGGAATTTGTGATAGGAATACGATGGCGGCTACGTTGCAACTTCAGAAAGAGTGTGGCAAGGCGGGGATTACTCCGGTGTTTGGGTATTCGTTTGCGTTGAAGGATGAAGGGGAAAAGGTGGATATGAAGGTGTATTGCCAGAGCCAGCAGGGGTTGGAGAATTTGCTGAGGATTCAGAAGGAGATTATGGTGGATTCGGTGGATCAGACGCTTTCGCTGGAGGGATTGATGCGGTATGCTGGCGGGAATGTGTTGGTGTTGGGTAAGTTGTCTTCGTACTGGTTGGAGAGGAATGTGTTTTTGGTGGATGAGTTGTGCCGGGTTTTTGACCGGGTGCTGTATCAGGTGGATGTGTCGGAGTATAAGGCTGACCGGGTGGATGTGGAGGTGCTCAGGGCGACCCGGCATTTTTTTCATACGTTCTGGCTGGCGGATAAGGGGTGTTTTTTGGTTGATCCGATTTTGATCTGTGATGCGTATTATTTGGATCGGGAGGATGCCAGAAATAAGGTGTTACTTAATAAAATTGCCAGTGGTGCGGCGCATGAGCAGAGCGAGGATCAGTTTTTTAAGGATGTGGATGAGCATTATGAGCGGTTTGCTCCGCTGTTTGATTCGACACGGTGGGATGTGGATGAGTTGTTTTATCAGCTTTGCTGGAGGACAGTGGAGGTGGCGGATGGAGCCCGGGCTGCTTTTGAAACGGGACGGATGTTTATGCCGGAATACCGGATGCGGAAGGAGGAGAAAGAGAGGTATGGGGATCGGCGGCGGATGTTCCGGGAGTTGCTTGGTGAGGGGTTGCAGCGGAGGGTTGCGGCTTGTGATCTGGATCGGTATAGGAAACGGTTGGAAGAAGAGGTTTATATTATTGAGAGTACGAATAATGTGGATTATTTTCTGATCCAGTGGGATATGGTGCAGGAGGCTCGCAGACGGGGCATTGCTGTGGGTATTGGTCGTGGTTCGGCGGGTGGTTCGCTGGTGTCGTATTTATTGGGGATTATTTCGATTGATCCGGTGAGGTATGATCTGTTGTTTTCTCGTTTTTTGGTGCCGGAACGGTGTGGATTGAATTGGAGTGATGAGGTTACGGTTATTGGTGAAGACAGGGAACTGGAGCCTGGGGAGGCGTATATTGAGGTGGATACGGAGTATGGACGTATGTGCTTGAATAAGTGGGCAAAAGTTAGGGTTTGCAGAGGAGAAGAACGATTGACTGTGTATGCGAATGATTTGCGGGAGGATGATACTATCCTGATGGATAATCGTGATTTATTGTGGGTATTAAAGGAGATTATGCTATGAGGGTGTGTGGTGTAAAGAGAGTGAAGGCTACGGATAAAATGTTTGTAGCTGATCTGTTTGTAGACAAAGGCTTATTACCGGGTGGACACTCGGCTTTGCCGGATATTGATGTGGATTATGCTTCGGATCGCAGACAGGAGATGAAGGAGTATTTGGAGCAGCGGTATAATGTGGAGGGAAAGCAGCGTGTGTTTTCGGCGGGTACTTATTCGACGATGAAGCTAAAGGCGGTATTGAAGGATGTTTGTAGGGTGTACAGGATTCCGGTGGGTACGGTGAATTATATCACGGCTATTTTTCCGGAGGATAGTATGAGTTGGGGTGATCTGTTTAAACTGGCTGCTGTGAATAATAAGGTGCGGAAGTTTATACTGGATTATCCGGAGGTGATTGAGGATATCCGGGGATTGATGGGGCAACCTCGTTCGGCTTCTATTCATGCATCGGCTATTGTGGTGACTCCGGAAGTGAAAGATGGTAAAGAGGCGGAGTGTTTTGATTTTCTGCCGATCAAGAAGGTGGATGGGGTGCTGGTGTCGGAGTTTGATGGTTACTCGGTGGACGAGATCGGACTTTTGAAGGAGGATGTGTTGGCGACTAAAGAGTTGTCGAAGCTGGCGGCGGTGATCGGGATTGTGAACGGGGTTTACGGGAAAAGCTATTCGATTGAAAGTATTACGCAGGATGAGATTGGGGATAGTAAGACTTATGATCTGCTTTCCCGTGGGTTTACGCAGAATGTGTTTCAGTTTGCCTCGAAAGGGATTACCCGGTTTATTCAGGATGTGGGGCCTACGTGTATAGAGGATTTGATTGCTATTAATGCGTTGTTTCGTCCGGCTACGCTGGAGATTGGGGCGACGGAGGATTATGTGCGGTATAAGCGTGGAGAGGTGGCTCCGGTGTATAATTTCGGGACGTATGAGGCGACGAAGAATACTTTCGGGATTATGACGTACCAGGAGCAGTTTATGCAGATTGCGCATACGCTGGGTGGGTTTGATCTGGGTAAGACGGATTTGCTGCGTAAGGCTATCGGGAAGAAGAAGGCGGAGTTGATGGCTACGTTGAAGCATGATTTTATCCGGGGGGCTGTGGAGAGGGGTTGTCCGGAGTATGAGGCTCAGGAGATCTGGCATAAGATTGAGGTGGCGGGGAAGTATTCGTTTAACCGCTCTCATGCGGCTGCGTATGCGTTGACGGCGTTTTGTGGGGCGTGGTTGAAGGCGAACTTTCCGACTGCTTTTTATACGGTGGCGCTTCAGTGGGCGGATGATAAGGAGATACCGATGTTGATGGCGGAGATGGAACTTTGCAGCCGGGCTAAGATTGTGCCTCCGGATGTGAATGTTTCGGAGGTGGCTTTCTTTACGGATTATGGCACGGATGAGATTTTCTGGTCTCTTTCCCGGATTAAGTTTGTGGGCACGAAAACGGTGGATTATATTGTACAGGAGCGACTCAAAAGGGGTGTTTTTACTTCGGTGGAGAATTTTGTGGAGCGGATATTCAGGCATAAGCTAAAGAGGTATGAGTACTGGGAGGATGAGGATAGTTTGGAGGAGTTTGGCAGGGTGCCTGTGAATGCCCGGCAGGTGAAAAATATGATACTGGCGGGGTGTTTTGATAAACTGGAAGGGATCAAAGCGGTAACGGAGCGGTATGGGATTCTGGAGCGGGCTGCCGGGTGCCTGGGCTTTGCCTTGGCAGAGAAGGATTTTCCCGGGGAGTTGATGGATAAGCATTATTTCTGGAGTATGCAGCAGATTGGGGTATCGGGTATTGGCTGGATTGATTACAGGAGGATTTTTGATAATTCTGAGGTTCGGAAGGTTTTGAAAAGGAAGGCTTCTTACGTGTCTTTAAGGGAGGTGGCTGATCCGGATAGTGAAGGGAAGCGAATTGCTGTGTGTGCAACGGTGATTGATTTTGCGGAGTCTTCGTATAAGGATCGGGAGACCGGGCAGAAAAAGGTTTTTTGTAAACTGATGCTCCAGCAGAATAATGATCTGGTTGAATTGGTTTGTTGGAATGATTATTACAAAGCTAACAGGTCGCTTTTCCAGGGGATAAAGGATCGGGTGATCATTGTGTCGGCGATGGTGAAGTATAGTGATTATTCGGGTAGCAATGGATTGTGTATGTATAAGAATTCGATTTTAACGGTTGTGTGATGGGGTATAATACGGAAAAAAAGGTTTTGACGGCGATTTGCCTGGACTTTGAAACGGGAGGACTGGATGCGGTAAAGAATGCGGTGACTCAGGTGGCAATGCAGGCGGTGCGTCTGGATACAATGGAGGTGATGGATCGGTATGTGGAGTATGTTTATCCGTATGGTAAGAAGGAGATTGGCGGAAATAAACGGAAGGTGCTCAAAACCCGGTATGAACTGGAACGGGAGCACGAGGGGGAATTGATGGAGTATGAGCAGGTGGCCCTGGATTATTCGGGGGTGACGATGGAGATGTTGTATGAGAAGGGTGTTCGTTTGCCTGTGGTGGCCCGGAGTATGATGGATTTTATTGTGCGTAATACGCTTTCGAAGAGCAGGCAGGGAAAGCCTTTTTTAATTGGGCAAAATATTGGGTTTGATATTGGGTTTCTGGTGCAGGTGATGGCGTATGCTGATTTGTTGAAGGAACTGGAGAAGGGATTGCTGGGTACGGTGGATTTTTATGGGAATTTTCAGCCGCATTATGTGGATACGATTACGTTGGCAAAGCTGGCTTTTGGGGGTGACTCGTCGGTAACTTCGTATAAGTTGGAGTTGCTTTGTGAGCGGTTGGGAATTGAACTGAGTGATGCGCACGATGCGGAGGCGGATGTGACGGCTACGTTGAATGTGGGACGGGTGTTTGTGAGCCGGTTGCGCAGTGGTGCCGTGGGGAATATTGCGCTGGATAAGCAGGAGAAGTCAAGGGTACATTTTAAAATCTGAGGGTATGGAAGAGAAGGTTAGTTTTAGTAAGGAGGATCGGATGGTTTACGGGGTACTGGGCTATGAGGGAAATGAACTGATGGCTGAGATTTCGGGGTATGAATTGCGTATTGGTTTTAATCTGAGGTTGATCAATAGTCTGGCGGATGCGGAGAATTGTGCGAATGCTTTGGCGGATGTGTTTTATGAGGCGCTTATGGAACAATTAATTGCTTCAAAACCGGATTTAATGCAACAAGTTGGACTAAATGATCCTATCCTTAACAGAGATAGCGAAAGCGGGAAAGTAAGCGAAACTTGTTTGGGCTTGCCCGGGGCGCATCCTGTTTTATCTAAAGATAAGTAGTGGATGAGAAAAGAGAATACGAATGATAAGAAGGTAAAACTAACTCTTCAGGAGAAGGAGTTCTGCGAACTGTATGTGTATGGGGGCAGTGAGTTTGCGGGTCAGGCGGAGAAGTGTTATCAGGAGGTGTATGGGGAGACGGAAAGGGTTTTTGTCTCCTGTCGCCGTCTGCTGGGGGAATTGCATGTACAGGCCCGGATCAAGGAACTGGAGGATAAGTTGCAGAGTGAGACGGAGACGATTGCTACAAAGATTCAGGTGACGGAGACGTTGAAGTCGGTGATGGAGGAGACTTCGAGTGCTATGTTTCAGGATCGGTATGGGATGTCTTTGTCTCCGGCTCCGCTCAGGGCGGTGTCGGTGAATGCGGCGAAGGCGTTGATGGAACTTTTGCCTATTAAGCATGGGCATGATAAGGCGAAGGGTGAAGGTAGTAAGGGGGATATTGTGTTTAATGTGATTGTGCCGGATCAGCATGTTTCTTCAAAGGGTAAGGATGGAGAATAAGGGAAATCGGGAGAAGGTGGAGCGGTGGGTTTATATGGTTGTTATCGTGTTGCTGGCTCTGTATGGGTTGAGGGATAGTGAGGCTGCTGTTCGTTTGATTGAGGCTGTGAAGGGGGCTTTTTTGATTTTGTTTTAATCTATAACATAGGATATGACACAGGTGAGGGATTTTGTTTTGAGTAATTTTAAGGTATTGTTGCTGGTGGTCTCTTTTGGGATTACGATCTATATTCAGCATATTAATAATATTACTCAGATTGCTGAGTTGAGGGATAAGTATGTGAAGCTGGATTTGAAGCTTCAGGATCAGTATGAGCGGATTGATAAGATTAAATTGGATAAGGTGGTGTTTGAGGCTACGATGAGTCAGTTTAATTCGATACAGGCGGATATCCGGGAGATGAGATCGGATATTAAGGAACTTTTGCAGAGTAGACGATGAGGCGGGGTATCTTATTGGGGGCATTTGTGATGTTCTTTTCTGTTGGGAATGGCTGGTGTCAGTCGTCGTGTACGTTGTTTGATCTGGCTGTGGAGTGTATTAAGCGGTTTGAGGGGTGGCATGGGCCGGATAAGTTTCCATACGTTGGGTATGGGCACCGGGTGTTGCCGGGTGAGTGTTTTCCGGAGGTGTTGACCCTGGAGATGGAGGATTCGTTGCTCAGGAGTGATCTGCGAAGGAAGTGTGCTGCGTTTCGGGGTTTTGGAAAGGATTCGTTGCTTTTGGGGGTACTGGCTTATCATGTGGGGGAATCTCGATTGTTGGGGGTTGGTGGGTTTGCTAAGAGTAGGTTGATCGAGAAACTGGAGGCGGGTGACCGGGATATTTTTGAGGAGTATGTGAGGTTCAGGATGTACCGGGGTGTGGTGCTTCGGTCGATTGAACGGAGACGGAGAGTGGAATTTGATTTGTTTTATATAAGGGATTAAGGATATGATTGTGTTGGGACAACGGGTGGAGATTGTGTTTTCTGAGGCTTTGCGGGATGGTGGTCTGGAGGGACTTTGTAGTTGTACGGGCACTGTGGTGGAGGATTTGAGTGGCCCGGAACGACGGAATCGGGGGTACATTGTGTTGTTTGGGGAGGAGTTTGAGGGTGAGCTTTCGTGGTTCGTTCCGATTGACTCGGTGGTGGATGTTTCTTCTTGTGCCTGGAATGAAGAGTAGGATCTTTTTTATAGTGTTGTTGGGCGGGCTGTGGATGGCTTGTGTAACCCTGTGGAAGCAGAATGAGCGGATCAGACAGGAACGGAACCGGTATCGGGAAAATACGGAGGCTTTGCTTTCGGATGTGGAGCGGTTGCAGGTGGATTCTTGCCGGATGGCTCTGGATGTGAAAGCGGTGCGGTTGACGCTTGAAGAGTATAAGCGGTTTCGGGCGGAGGATGCCCAGGTGATCCGGTCGCTGGGGGTTAGGTTGAGGGATTTGCAGGCTGTTGGGAGGCATTCGTTGAGTGTGGATGCTTCGTTTGAGGTTGCTGTTGTGGATACGGTGGTCGTGCGGGATACTGTTTGGGTGGATGCGTTGCGGGTGGATATGGATACGCCGCATTTGAGGGTGTCGGGGTTGATTGAGGATGGGGTGTTGACTGGGAGGGTTTGTTTGCCGGTGGAGTTGCATCAGGCTTTTTGGGTGGAGTATGGGAAACGTTTTTTGTGGTGGCGGTGGAAGGTGAAGGCGGTGCATCAGAGGATTTCGTGTGATAATCCGCATGTGGAGATTGGGTATTCGGAGGTGATTAGGATTGGGAAGTAAGGATTTTATTTGTTTATGGATTTGGAAGCGTTCTGCCTGGGAAGGTGGGGCGTTTTTTTGTGATAAATAGTTTTCTTTTGTAATGGTTGTGTTTGCTGGTTTGTCCTGCTCTAATTTCACAATCGGAGTAGGTAATTGATATTTTTTCTAACTAAAATGCAAATATAGGGAAAATGTTTTTGTTTCGTCATGGGAAGTGAAAAATTCTTGTTAGAGTGGTAAAACGAAATTGCTATAATT